TTGCTAGCAAGCGGAGGACTGCTAGCAGCCGGAGGACCGCTACCAGGCGGAGGACCGCTACCAGGCGAAGGATACGCTTGGGCGAGGGCCGATTCGGTGCCCCAAGGGACGAGGGCCAGAACGAGGAGGGTGGTCCGCATCATAGTCTGCATCGCGTGCTCCATTCGCGGGAGAGCTGTTCAACGGTCACCGACCAAATTGTGCGGATTCAATATTTGCTCCCGCACGAACTCGCTGTCGAGTTCAGGCGAGCCACTGGCGCATCCGCCGTGGGTCGACGGTCCGAATTGTGCTCCAAGTTGCTTAGCGTCGTATTAATGAAGTTACCGTTCCAGCCGAGTGTCCTAGCGCGGCTCGGCTCGCCCAGATCATGGTGCCCACAGGGGCGGAACGCGATCACGTTGGGATCGCCATGATGATACCGATGAGGCACGCGCGGTTCGCCTCGCGCCCGGAACGCATTCGCTCAACCTGCGTTGAGACAGTTTCGGAGAATACGATGGACGAGAAGCGAATAGCATTCCCGCGACCATTCTCGTCTAGAAAGCGCCGGACGAGGCACGCTGATGGCGATCCACTCTGAGCATCTTGCGACCCTAGAAGCGGTCCTCGCGACTGCACTCAACATCGTGAAGAACCGCACGCTGGCGGATCTCTACGTCCGCAGGCACTACACGGGCGAGTTCCGTATCAGGGTCCAGCTTGAGAGCGGTCAACGCTACGTCATCACAATCAAAGAGGAATGATAGCTGCATCCCTGGACGCATGACGCCGCCTACGGCGCGCGACGTGCTTATTGGAGTAGCGCCTTACGGCCAACTCGGCCGCAACTTCCCTGCGTCGGGCGGCCTACCCCTCAATGTGCCTGACCAGGATAGCACATGGTGATGGGGTCGACGGAGAAGCTTGCCCAAACCACGCGAGATTATGTCAGGCCAGCGCGGAGCATTTTGAGCAATGAGATGAATTTTTGCTGCTCCGCAATAACGGCCCTGGTCCGCTCGCCGTGACGGTGCCCATTCCGTTGCCGGGAGGGGGCGCCGCGACCACGTGGCCAGCCTAGAGGACCTTGAGACTCAGCAACTCGTCAGGCCGTGGGTATAGTGCGACGTAATCAATGGGCGGGGGGCGAAAGAAACTAGGATCGATTTTCGGCACTCCTCCCGGAGCCCATTTATCCAAGAGCTGACCTACGAGGCCGAGCGCGTCGACGATGTCATCATGCTTGCCCCTCGGGAACGCGAGCAACTCTGCTTTCAGGTCGGCTAGCCATGGCGCGCGGGCAGGCACGTAGAAGCCGTCTAGCTCCATTCTTCCCCGAATGCTCTGCGCACGCACCGCTTTGTCGTGGCGCGTCGGAAATTGCTCGCGCTTTGTATAAGCCTGACGCTCTCTCGCGCGCGCCGTGATGAAAGGACCCACGCCGGAGGTGATCTGAGTTTTCTCTTCCGCCCAAAATGCCGGCTTCCACTTAGTCACCAGATCGCACCATGCCTCGATCCACACATGGGACGAGGTCTGCTGTCTCCAAAGGTCAAGCAGAAACATCCGCCTCTTCGGATCGATGCCAATCACCACATGCACCGTGTAGTCGCCGCCATCCGAAGTGACGGCATAGTCGCTCGCGCCATAGACGTTCAGGACGCTGCCTGGCGGAAGATCGAGGATGGGGACGAGCCACTCTTCCTTGAAGTAAGAGCCAACCTCTTGTGTGGGTTCCTGCTGATAGAGAGCAGCCCAGTCCTGTGCCGTCGTGTTCGCCTTGATGCGCGCAAGCGCCTCGCTATCGAATTTCTCGGGCCACAATGCATCGCCCGAGGCTGACAAAGCCTTAAGTTCAACAACCGTCCACTGGTCGCCGCCGGCAGCTTGCTGAGCAAGAAGCCGTCCCTGGAGGTCATCCTGATGTGTCCTGTGGCCGATGATAACGATGGCGCCCTTGCGTTCGAGGCGGTTGTAGAGCGTGCCCGTGTACCAAGCGTGCAGTTCGCGGCGGATGGGCTCCGAGCGCGCATCCACCATCGAACTGAACGGGTCGTCGATCAAGGCTATGTGCGCTCCGCGCCCGTAGAGGGCGCCGCCAACGCCGACCGCGTAATAGCTACCGCCTTGCGCCGTATTCCAACGTCCGCGCGCCTGGCTGTCCTCAGCGAGCTGAACATCAAAGACCTGCGCATATTCTTCCGATTTCATGAGATTCCGCACATCGCGGCCGAAATCTTCGGCGAGCGCAAAGCTTGCAGACGCAGAAATGAAGTGTTGGTCGGGATGGCGGCCCAAGTACCAAGCGGGGAAGCGCCGGCTGGCTAATTCGGATTTCCCGTGTCTCGGCGGCACCAGCAGCATAAGGCGGTCGATCTCACCGCGCTCGACGCGTTCGAGCTGCTCGGCAATTTGCCGATGCAAGCCCGCAGGCTTATATCTGGGATACGTGTAGCAGGTGAAGTCAATTAAACTTCGAGCCGACGCGCGACGTGTCGCTTCCCGCTGCGCTGCCTTCTCCAGCCCGAGCAGTGAGTGACCGTCTAACGTCGACAAGGAGCGTGCTAAGCTCTTCATCGCTCATTCCGTCAAAGGCGTTTGCGCTCTTGAAGTGAAGTTCTCTCGGTAGGATTCACGCAATTACCTTCAGATAAATTTCCGGCCGCGTTTCCCGAACCTTCTCGATGACAGCCGGCCCGTGCTTCGTGAAGTCGTCGTGCAAGGCCAGGATGAATTTCTCATTGAGCTTGTTGCGGCTACCCAGTGGGCGGCCCTTTGGGTTGCCGGATTGGCCAGGTTGCCACTGCCGAGCCGATGGTTTGGGGCGGGGCATGTGTTACCTCGTTCTCCTATAAGGAACGCGGTTCAAGATACAAGAACGAAGCGTGAACGTCAATGACTGGGTTCGGGCTCGCTCCTTGCGGGGTTAATACTGCAATGAAGATCGTCGGCAACAGATAGGCGAGTGCTAAATCCTCCGGGTCGCGGACCTGGAGGGCCTTCGCATGGGAATACGCCTCGGCTACGACCAATGACGTAAGCAGGATCGCAGCGACGGACAGGGCAATCGGGCGAATCAACACCTCGCGGTGGCTTTTCATGATCCGACCTCAGCAAACGACGTGTGCGCGGTACGCCGCCGGAAATTCAGGTGGTTTCCGCCGTCGCCACCAGCCGAGAAGACCACCGCGAGCTAAGGTGATCTGGCGGCGGCAGCTCATTCGATGAGGGCCAGCGCCCAAGTCACGGCTCCCGGTGCGGCCACCAGTATGATCGTGGCTGTGAGCACCAGACCCAACAGACAGAAGAGGTACATGCTCGCGCATGTCGGTAACTGGCCCTCAGGGGAGTTTGGCTTGCGTATGCATTGTAGCATTCTCAGCGGTAGCCTCTGATTCGTCACCCTGGTGGACGGCGAGTGCAATCAATCCTGTCAGCAATATCGCTCCGACAACAGCATTGACCCAAAGCCAGCGACGAAACGTCTTTTGATCTTCCGAATTGAGCTTTTCATACTCATTGATGAACTCTCCGCGCATCGAACCCCTCCTGCCCAAGGAGACCAAAGTCGGTTGCGCGAATTGTGGGGACCGAATCGGGGGAGATCTGTGTGAGCTACTTCACACTTCGAACCATCATTGTCTTGATGGAAACAATGAAAGACTTTTATAGTTCGCCGTAGATGCGTTTCCAGCGTCCACCGAAGCGCGGCGACCTAAGAAGCGCTGAAAGGGTTCCAGCGATGAACCACCCGGCGGCAGTTATCAGCCGAGATTCTCCAGATGACTCCCAAACCGGCATCAATGTTCGCGTTTCCCCGGCCCTCTTGCAAGACAGACGCGAGGTGCTGACCGCTACCAGCACCTCGGGTAACCTGAACGCTTGGTCGAGGGTCTGATCTGGCCATTTTCCCTGGCATTGGGACGCACTCCTTCTGTCGGTTGCTCTTGAATGCATGACATCGAACGTCTCACGCTAGCGCTGGTGGTGGCTGCGGCCGTAGCTCCGCGATGAGCCGCAAAATCTCTTGGAACATTTGCCGTGCGATGGCGACC